GTTAATGGTACCCGGTGAGACCTTTAACGATTTATCACTGGTTTTATATCCGTTCTGTATGAGGCCCTGTAAACGCCGATCCCGATAATGAGCCCAATCCTTAGAAGTGATAGAGGCAGCAACGGGGTTTCCCATGCCATTGCAAATAATATTGAGTTTGCCGAGTCGGCCTTTTTTGTCACTTAGCGAGCAACCGTGCAGTTTGTACCATAGCTCGATTAGTTCGCTAAGCCTGCGGCTATCTTCTTTGTCGGCCAGCCAGGGTTTAGCATTCATCTCGTCCTGAGTGTATTGCTCAAAGGCAATGGCTTCGGCACGGGTCCTGAACTGTCGTCTCACTCGTTTACCATCCCTTCCATTGAGATAGCACTCGCAGAGCCACTTACCTGTATTTAATTTCCTTATTGCCATGCAGTCCCCCTTGATAAAAGGGGATTAAATTACTGTATATAAAAACAGTATTCAATGTTTGATTACGGCTTTTCAAACATGAAAAAACCCGCTAAGCGGGCTAAATTAATGCAGAAGGGAAGGTTGCTGTTGGCTGGTGTAGAGTGGCACCTTATTGATTTGCCCTGGCGAGACAATCATTCCAGTCACGGTCTCGTGCGTTTTGAATGTGCAGCTGCAATTAATATTCTGGCACTGGTGATAACGTTCTTTTGTTTCTTTTGAAACATAGCGGCTGCTTTTTGCGTGGGCTGCTGTCTGGCATAAAGGGCAGTGCATCATCATCAATATCCTCAAAAAGGGCAGGGGAGAGCCACTTAGTTTGAATATGCAAATCGTGTTTTGCAAATTACACCCGAATTAAGCAGTTTCCGTTTCACCCTCTGTTTCTGACTGATATTCAATATCTGAAAGCAGCACTTCAAACTCAAGCGTGGTTGTATACCCGCTGCCACTCAGGCTATGCGTCACCTTGCTGATAATCCACGGCTGCGCATCGATCACTGATTTAAAGCCGCTCACCCTGACCGGCGTTTCCGGGTACAGGTCGGCACGCCCCATCGCGAGCGTAAGCGAGAACTCAGCGACGCCGCGCTGCAGCTTATCCCACTTTGCTTTAGCTGCCCGCATCGCGGCCGCTTTCGTCGCATACACGGTCGTCAGCGTAAAAATGTTGTCTTCAGTCCCTGCGAGGTAATCGCCCTCTCGGGCCTCCGGTGTTTTGGTCGCAGTCGTCTTTTTCTTTTTAGCCGCCGGATGCTCCAGCGCACGCAGGTGTTTAACCTTCGGCTTACGCTTTACCTTAACTTTTTTTGGCTTCGGGTCTTTGGTGTGCAGCCAGCTTGCCGAGACACCCGTGTATGCACCACGGTCGGCAATGCTGAAGCTGTGCCGGTCGCCGTCCTGTCGCGTAATCGTCATCTGCGGGATTGGTTTGCCGCTGGCGGTGACACCGTTACCGGGCTTTATAAACAGAAGCCGCCCGGCCTTAACTGCTGCAACCGCGCCGTAAAGCGTGGCGAGGCGTGTCAGGAATTTAGCGTCAGTCTCCTGCGTCTGGTCAATGTGAGCCACGGCGAGTCCGGCGAATCCATCGGCCAGCATGGGCTTTAAGTTATTGCGCCCGGCTATCTGCGTGACGACTTCCCCCAGGGTAGTGTCGTGATAGGACACCTCCCGGCGGGAATTAAGCGAGCCACGGAAATCAGCGCTGCGGGCGCGAATGGTCATGGTGTCAGGCGCCCCGTGGTGCTCAACCTCATCAACGGTGAAATTACCTTTGCCGAAAAGCATCTGCCCCTTCCAGCCGAGAAACAGCGTTATCACTGCGCCGCGCACCGGCATTGCCAGCTGACCGTCGGCGTCGTCCAGCTCAATATCCAGCTGGTCAGCTTCGAAGCCGCGATTATCGGTCAGCGTCATCGAGATAAGGCGATCCCGGATATTGGTTGTGACGTCTTTAGAGTTAACCTTCAGCATGAAATCCGGCGTCAGCTGCGCCCCGGCCTGCACCGGCAGGCTGCTTATCCCGATCATCCGAGCATCCCCCCTGCGGTTGAAATCAGGCTACCGGCCGCCGACTTCAAGCCGTCAATTACTGACGTGAGCTGCCCTGGCAGACTGGCGGAGCCGCTGATAAGCCCGTCAGCCTGCTTTTTCAGATCGCCAAACATAGAGGTAAGCGACTCATCAACGCGCTTCAGGCTCAGGGTAAACATGATTTTGCTGGCCGTTCCGTTAGGGTAAAACTCACTGAAGGTGTTAGAGATACTCTCGATCACGTACATGCCGTAAATCATGCCGCTGCCGCCAATCAGCGGCCATGCCATTCCCTCGTCGGCGATCAGACGGATGGTCATCAGCGACAGCGAGCCGCCTGTGATTTCCGGGCGCAGCTCCCCGGAAAGCGTGATTTTTTCATCGCCCGGCCCGATAAACTGCGCCGACGGACGCTGCCCGAACCGGCTGTTAGTGGGCCAGCGGTAGTCGATATTCTGCTGCATATCCCCGTAAGGCAGGGTCTGTCGCATAAACGGCATCATGCCGTAAATCATCATCATCGGTTAATCCTCCCAGCCCATTTTGCTGCGGTTATGTGCCTGGCGGTTGCGCTGCTCTTTTGCCTGGTGCTGCGCCATTAGCGCCATTGCATCGTCTTTGGTCATGCCCTCATGCATGTTGATTTCATACTGATAGGTATTCTGGCTGCGGTCGGTAAATCCGCCCCCGGCTGACGGCGAGGAAACCGGACGGTAAGGCGCGCCACCATAGGCGATGTTGTATTGTATGCTGCCGGTATCTGCACCCGCGCCGCCGGTTGCCATTGGATCAGGAGAAGGTACTTTGTCTTTCAGTCCATCGGATTTCGTATCGATAATGCCGAGCTTATCCAGCACCCAGTTAATGCCGCCCATAAGCTGATCGAGCGCGTGGCTCGGAATTTTCAGCGCCTCGGCCAGCATGTTGCCGAACTTCTTACCCATGTCTCCGGCGGCGGCAAGCTCGGTCTGCGTGGATTTCACCGGCTCCAGCAGTTTGCCGAACCAGTCCCAAAGCTCTTTGACCTTGCCGCCTACCCACTCGTACACCGGCTTCAGCGAACCGAAGGAATCACTGATCGGCCCCATCGCTGCGGTAAAGCCTTCGGCCATGCCTGCTATAAAGGTGCTGATAGGTTCCCAATATTTACGCACCAGTAGCGCACCGGCCACGATTGCCGCCGCAACGGCCACAACCGGCAGCGTGATTATGCCGAGCGCGGCCGTAATAGCTCCGCCCGCGATGCTGAATGCCGTACCGAGGAAGCCCGCCCCGGCAATCAGGGTATTGACGCCCGCAATCACCGGCCAGGCTACCAGCCCGATAGCACCCAGCGCCCCGGCCAGCATCAGCCCGCCCATTACCACTTTTGCTATACCGCCCGCCAGCTCAGGGTTAGCTTTAATCCAGCCATCCACCTTAAGAAGCAGCGCCGCTGTATCCTGGGTAAGTGTGCGCAGGCTGCCGTCGTTCTGATCAAACAGGTCGGTGCCGATGGCCTCATAAGCAGACTGCAGCTCTTTCAAATCGCCGCCGAGGTTATCCTGCATTACCTGTACCAGCTCGGCAGTTTTGCCATCAGAGGCTTTAAACTCGGCGGTCAGCTGGTCCAGCTTTCCAGATGAGGCTGCAGTCATCAGCAGGGCGGCTGATGAGCTGGCCTCCTCGCCGAAGATGGTTTTCATATACTCGGCGCGCTGGCCCGTTCCCAGCTTGTTACGATCAAAACTTGCCTGCATTTCTTTCAGAATGGTGAAGATCGGGCGGGTATTTCCTTTGCCGTCTGCCGTTTTAATCCCCAGCTCTTTAATAGCTTTGAATGATTCGCCGGTAGGAGCCTGCAGCCTGCTCAGCACGGCGCGGCTTCCGGTACCGGCCATTGAGCCGGTGATTTTTCCGTCATGCAGAGCGCCGATCATTGCTGCCGCCTGCTCGATGCTGACGCCTGCATTTTTCGCCACCGGGGCGACGTAGGTCAGCGCATCACTCAGCCCGTCAAAGTCAGAGGCCGTTTTATTCAGCGTCATCGAAAGGACGTCGCCGATGTGTGCAACCTTATCGTTTGAAAGCTGGAAGGCTGATTTCATCCCCATCAGCAGCCCGGCGTTTTCCTCCATCGTGCGCTTGTTTGCCAGCGCCATGTTAAGCGTAACCGGCGTAACGGCCTGCACGGCTGCGGCATCACCGCCACCTTTAGCGATTACGATTTGTGCACCTGCGGCATCATCAGCAGAGGCAGCGGTTGTATCACCGAGCTGGCGCGCCTGCGCAGTCAGGGCTTTCATTTCCGGCGATTCTTTTCCCACGCCGAGCACGGCCTGCAGCTCGGAATTTTTCTGTGCAAACTCAAAGCCCGGCATCAGCAGCGAGGTTGCCGCCATGCCGCCGACCGTTGCTGCACCGATACCGGCCGCGCCCATGTTGCGCACCTTACCTGACAGCTCCTGGCCTTTCCGGTAGCGCTCGCTGGTCTGGTTCAGCCGCTCCTGCTGTGCATTCAGCCGCTGCAGCTCCATTTTCTGACGGCTCAGGCTGACGGTTGCCTGCGCCGAGGCGGATTTCAGGCGCTGCTGCTCGCTGCTCAGGCTGCGCGTCGAGATACCGGCGGCCGTCAGGGCTTCGCGCTGCTGCTGTACCGACAGACGCAACGCGTTGGATTTTGTCTGCAGCTCGGCAGCTGCCTGCCGGGCCTTTTCCAGGGCGCGGGCCTGCTGCGTTGTCGGGCGCTCCGTGTTTTTAAACTGCACGGCCAGCGCTGCCGCCTCCTGCTTCGCGTCCTTAAGGCTCTGCTGCGTGACGGCCAGCTGCGCGCTGGCCTTGCGGAAGCCGTCAATTTTTCCGGCCTGCGCGTCCAGTTCCTTAATCGTCGTCTGCGTCTGGCGTATGTCAGATGAAAGATTTTTGGCAGCGGTCTGCACGGCTTTGAAGGGCCGCGAAGCTTTGTCTACCGCATTCAGCAGCACCTGCACTTTAAGGTTATTGCTCATCCGGGGTCGCTCCGCTGCGGATAAAGGCTTTATGCCGCCAGCCCATCAGCTCGGCCAGCGGCATGTCGTACATCTCGGAAGGTTGCCAGTGAAATATCGTGGCAATGTCGGCCATCAGGTCATTGACCGTCAGGCCGTGCGGCCAGTCTATTCGTCCGACTTCGACTGCAAAAAACCAATCACCCTGCCGCCCAGCGCAATCAGGTCAACCGGATCAAGGGCGTTACATTCGGCCTTTGTCAGTGCTGGCAGGGTAATGCGGGGCAGTACGGTCAGCAGTGAGTCAACATCCGACTGGCACAGATCAGCCAGGCGAACGCCGCGCAGGCTTCCGGCCGTCGGCTTAATCAGCTCCACGCTTTTGATTTCGGTTTCGCCGCGCATCAGCGGGGTTTCAAACTCAACAACGTTATCTTTCTTTTCCATGATTATTCTCTGTTCACTGTAGTCAGTTAAAGCCAGCGACGTGCGCTGGCGTCAGGATTTATACCAGGCCGAGGTTTTTACGGCGCTGTTCCAGCCGGTCAACGCCGTTGACCTTCTCCACCATGTTGATGGTGTCGATTTCGATCAGCTCTTTGCCGTTAAAGGTCAGCTTGTAATAGGTGTTTTTACTGGTGATTTTGGTTTCGGTGTCTTCACCCTGCTTGGCTTCGCCGAAATCAAACGACTGATGCTTACCGCGTACCTCAATCTCTACCGCGATTTCCTCGCCGGTATCGTCGCGCTGGTAAGAACCGGTAAAGCGCAGGGGAACGTTAGAAGCACCCCACTGCGTGAGAACCAGCTCATCTATACCGCCGATGCTCCATTCAACATCGAGTGCGTCATCTTCCAGACCGTTATCAATAAAGGCCGCGCCGCTCATGCCACCCGCGCGGAACGGGTCGAGCTTGCGCGCCAGCTTCGGCAGGGTGACGGCGGTGACGACGCCCTGATAGCTGTTGGCGTCGTTAAAAAGGTTCATACCCTTTAGTTTGCGTGGCAGTGCCATTTATCCGGCTCCTCAGCTGTTTACGGATGCGGCGAAGTTCGCCAGATAGGTGTCGGTAATGCGCTGGCGCAGGGTTAAATCTTCCAGCGGCGGAACCGGCGTATAGTCGTAATCGATAAAGAGCTTGCCCGCCTTCAGGGTGTCTTTATCGTTGGCGCTTTCGTCATACCAGGCAGATGCACCCAGCAGATAACCGGCGTTAACCAGCTCGCGGAATTTCGCATTGATGCCCGCGATAATCTCGCGCACCAGAACCGGCGTCAGCGGCTTATCAACCGCCCACATGTGCGCCTCGGCCATCGTGTCGGCCAGCACCTGCGCCGTGCGGGTGTAGTTCTCAAACTGAAACAGCGGATCATCACTGCAGGTGCGGTTGCCCCAGAAGCGGAAACCGTCTTTACGGATCAGCGTGGTGACGTCGGCCTCGTTGAGCAGGTCGGCGTCGGTGCCGGTCTGCTGCAGATCCCAGAACACGGATGCAGAAATGCCGGTCACACCGTTGACGCCGACGTTAGACAGGGTTTTATGCCAGCCTGTGTCATTATCGATTTTTGCGCGCAGGCCCAGCGCACGGGCAGTGGCATAGGCCGTGTCAGATTTACTGGTCGCGGTGTTCCAGGCGAGAAAGTCCGGCCAGATCACCATGATTTCACGCTGGCTGAAGTTCTGGCGGTACAGGCGGGCTTCAGAAATGGTTTTACATTCCCATGCCGACACGTAGGCGAAGGCGCGCAGCTGCTGCGCGATGCCCGCAAGCGCGGTTGCCACCGGCAGTGAATCCAGTCCCGGCACGCCGAGAATACGCGGCTTAACATCGAGCTGTGTCTGCGCGGCGAGCAGCGCTTTCATGCCGGTATACTGGCCGTTTTCATCTGTGCCGCCGATGATATTGGACGTGGTTTCGGCTTCGTCGGCTCCTTCAGCGACGCGCACGACGACGGTCACGGGTTTTGACTGGTCAGCAATGGCCTGCAGCGCATCAGCAAGCGTGCCTTTTTTACCGGCCTTGCCGACAGCGGCCTGCACGTTGGTGATAAGTACCGGCGTATTAAGCGGGAAGGTTGCCGCATCCGCATCCTGCGCGGTGCAGACCATGCCGACGATTGCAGTTGATACGGTTGTAATGGTGCGCGTGCCGTCGTTAACTTCGACGACGCGGACACCATGATGATAATCAGACATCTGGTGCACTCCGTTTTGAGGGTGTGCTCAGGGTGTCAGGTCAGGTTTTGCAGTGCATCTGATGAGGGTTTGCTGGTCAGTCAGCAGACATAATTAATAATCTGGCGCTACCTGTCGGCCGGTATGTACCGGTAAAGGGTTTTAACCGACACCTCCAGCACAAGCGCAATCTGCTGCAGTGTTGCGCCGTTCGCCAGCATTCTTGCAGCATGTCCGATCACGTCCGGTGTCATTACGCGACGCCTGCCGCCGATGCGCTCTTTATCCCGAGCAGCAGCAGCCAGCCCGGCGCAGGTGCGCTCTACGATCAGCTCGCATTCCTTTTTGGCCAGGGCGCCCATGACGTGAAAAAAAACCTACCCATCGGCGTGCTGGTATCGATGCTGTCGGTCAGGCTACGGAAGTTAACGCCACGTTCGTGCAGCTCCTCCGTCAGCATGACCAGGTGACGCATACTCCTGCCGAGCCGATCCAGCTTCCACACAATCAGCGTATCGCCAGGCTGCAGGCAGCGCAGCGCCTTTTTCAGTACCGGCCTTTCGCTGGTTTTACCAGTTATAACTTTTCTGTCATACTCATATGGTTGAGTCCAAAATGGAATTGGCTACACAGCTAAAATAAACTAAAAAACTTTATTGTTTTTTAGGATTGCAGTATTGTTACACTCACTTATACCTTGCGGAAAGCGATATGCTTGCTTTAACCATAGCACTAATAATATTGACCCTTGCCTTGTGCTTATTGCTTAATATTATTTATAAAATAGCAGCCCTAAAAGGTTTTAACCTACTTTCGAAAATGCACAGGCTAATTATTACTCCAGGCTGTGTGGCTTTCGCTTTCTCCATTTTAACAATTATTCTCTTTAAGATTAAATAAATGAATATAGAAATTGACGGCAAAGAACTAATTGCAAGTGAGAAGTTAATTTTAAAGCCCGATGGTAAAGCTGTATTTAAATTTGAGGGCGGAGCAAGAATAACGCTTGTTTTTATATATGATAAAAACAAAAGCAATGGCCTAAGATATATAACAACTGATGTTGATAGCGACGGTCAGGGCATGACAATACTGTGTTATAATTTTCATATGCATGGTCCAGCAGAGGAAGGATTAATCGGAGAGCCATCATATATTTTTGAAAATGACTATAAAAAGTATTACATCAATTTTAAAAGCTGTCTATTTAATGCGACTACGCGCATTTTGGATGTAAACTTTACTAGGGATCTCTAATGATAAATTATAAAAAAAGCGGGGAGGAAGAATCTGTTAAGCAATCTGCGGCTGGCGCAGTATATAACAAATCTATAGATGGAGCGGTTACTAAAGATAGTAAGGTTGAGAAATATTCAGACAAAATAGGGACTGGAGAAGATGCGAAAAGTAGTGTTGTATGGTTCGTTATTACCTTCACATTGACTCTTTACGCCTGCTTAATATCAGTTTTAATTATCATTGATATTTATAACAATAATGGTGTTAATGTTTTAGATAATATCAAAGAGTCGTGGGGTGTTTTTACACCAATTATTACACTTTCACTTGGCTATATGTTTGGTAAGGCTGAAAATGCAAGGCTGGATAAACAGAATGCAGTCTTTGAGGAAAAAAAGCAATCTAAATGGACCGAGCAGTAGATATTGAAAACTTCTGTTTATATATAGCTCTTTCATTTACATTCATACTTGATAATTAAAAGAGCTATTTGAGGACAGATTTTTCGCCAGAAAAATTCTTAATAAAATCAAACGTTCTACTATGAAGGCTGCACTGGCCATGCGATGTTTTCTGCATCTGCGATGTCAATTCTCATCAGCATGACGCGGTATTTCTTCCAGGCGATAAGCTTGCTTGTCTCCTCATCCGTCGCTATTTCTAATTCGCTCGCATCCTGCAGAGGTTGAATGGCTGTATCGGCCTCAGCCCGCAGAATGCTGCGCTTGGCTTCTACCTGGCTGATAAGTTCCTCAGCTGTCGGCGGCGGCGGCTCAGTCAGGCACGGAAGCAAGTCAGCACCGCAGGCAATCAGCTTTCCTTCTGCCTGTCCGGCGAGTAAATCAGCCCATTTTTTATCGGTGATTTTTACGGCATCATCAGGGATAACCAGATTGATGCTGGTATCGTAAAAAGCATTTGCAGATGGTGAATATTTTTTCATTCAGTACCCCAGCGCCAGCCATGTAACTCCCTGAAGAGTTGAGTCAGGGCCTGTATTTGTGAGATCAAAAGAGGATTTATTACGAAATCCCGCCCCTAAGCCATATTCACCGGACGACGGTAAAGCTGATCCCTTGCAGGCGATCACTACGACACCTGCATTAGGGAATTCAATCGGCAGAACAACGGTTGTGGTTGTTTTCTGTTTAAAGCCGCCAGAACCCCACTGCAGAATCACACCGTTAGGTAGCCGGGTGTAACCATTGGCCGATTTCACTGCGGCGAAGAAACTCATATCAGGCAGCTGATCAGCGCCATTACCGACAGACTTTTTTGCTGCGTCGGCTAAACCGAGGTTTTTGAGAGCGTCAGCAACCAGCCCGGCGTCTTTGATTTCTGCCAGGGCGCTTGCGATCTGCAGGTACTGGCTGTGTGGGTTTTTAGCATCGGTGTGAGTTTTCATTACGCTGTCAGCGTAGGCTTTTACTTCGATCACAGCGTCATCTAGATACTTCCGCGTTGCTAGTACAACGGCCGGATCAATTTTCAGCGTGACGGCGCTCGTGCTGTTCACGATTAAAATCATGCGCACGGTCTGCGTCCGGCCGCTGCCCTCAGCCAGCTGCGGCTTGTAGGTTTCCGGGCAGTTCGCCACGGCAATCAGCACGCCGTCGGCGTCATACAGGCCGATTTCGCGGATCCAGAATCCGCCCTCGCTTTCCGGGATAATCTGCTCGGCGATAATCTGGCTGCTGTTTGCCGCGTCAACGGTCAGCGAATTAAGCTGCGCGCGTCGCTTCTCACCGATGAGCTTAGTCTGTGCCGCGTCAGGCGTCGGCAGCGTGCCGCCACCGTCCCCGACTCCCAATGATGTGATATTCACTTTTGTGCCGAGCGCGGCGGCGTTCGCCAGCTTAGCCGCGCCCTGATTAGTCAGCAGGGCAAAATATTTTGTTGTCATGCGCTCACTTCCGTCAGGTCAATAAGATGCACCGCCACGCCGGAATAACCCGGCCCGCCGACGCTGATAAGTTCAGGGGTATAGGGATAAACGGTCAGCTCGTCGCCGCTGTAGCTGGTAACGGCGACCGGCACAACTCCGTTAACATCGAGATTAATGGACAGGCCGATCAGGTGGCGGCTGCAGGGCTTCGCGTCCGCTATCAGGCGCTCCAGCTCGTTATACATTTCCTCGGTAATGCCGGTATCGAGTACGCCCACATCAAGCCGGAACGTGCCTGGCGCTTCATTGGTTTTCCACCACTCAATTATCCTGATGAGATAGCCCAGCGGCTCAACGACGCGGCGGATAGCACCTATCGTTCCCTTGTGCCGGTGCACGTACTGCGAGGCGGCAACCACGGCGCGCTTTGTCGATTCCGGCCAGGCTGAATCCCAGCGGTCAACTGACCACGCCCACGCCAGATAGGGCAGAAGCTCCACCGGGCAGGTTTGAGGATTCCATAACTGGCGCAGCGGCACGCCCATCGCGCCGGGGCTTGCCAGCGCCTCAGCGGCGGCAACCTCAAGCGCTGACGAGCCGGTCGGCAGCAGGCGATCACTCATCCGAGCCTCCCACGGTCAGCGTGTAGCCTGTGCAGTAAGCGGCCTGCGTTTTGTCGAGCACCACGTCAGCAGAAGGCTTGATAAGGTTGACTCGCTGCACGCCCTCAACGTGCATGGCGGCATAGAGCGCAGACAGGCGAATGTCACGGCCGAGGCGCATTTGTGCGCTGACAAAGGCGGCGAGCTTTGCCTCAGAGGCGGCGCGGATCGGTTCAGCTTCCGGCCCCGGATAGAGGTACAGCTCGGCCACGATTTCATATTCAACAATCTTCGCTGACTGCACGCTCACCCGGTCGGCAACCGGGCGCACATCTTCGTCGTTGAGCGCAGCGTTAACCACGGCCAGCAAATCATCACCGGCCACGCCGTTGCCCTCACGCGCAAGCACAGTCACGGTAACAACGGCGGGCGACGGGCTGATGGCTGATGCATCGGCTACGCGGCCGTCGGCACTTCTGGCATGGTACTCATAAGCGCCGGTTGGCCCGGCCACGCTCAGCCCTTCAAAGGCGGCGGCGATGCGCAGCCGGAAATCGTCGTTGCTTTCCATCACGGCGGGAGTTGGTGGAATGGTTGTATCGTCGGCCGGAGTAATGATCAGGCGGGGTACGCCATTATTCGCGCCGAGCTGGTCAAGGTCGCCGTCCAGTGCATACGCAACCATGACAGCCTTTGCTGCCTCGTTGATGCGCTGGCGCAGGATCAGCTCACGGTAGGCATTTTCCTGCAGCAGCTTAACGATGGGTTCCGACTCCAGCGTCAGCGTGCGGGCGACAGCCTCCTGCTGGTCAGCCGGGTAAAGGGAAATCAGCGTCGCCTTTCGCTCGGCCAGCAGGCTTTCATAATCCAGCGGCTCCACCACATCAGGGGCAGGCAGCTGGCTCAGGTCGATAGTTGCCATAGTCTCAGCTCACAGGAACGGTTAAGGAAAAAGGCTGCGCGTTGTCGGTGCGGTTGCCGGACAGCTCAACCACCATTGCGCCGTTGATACTCGACTCAAAGCTGATGGCGGTCAGTTTTATGCGCGGCTCCCATTTCAGGATCGCCATATAGCAGGCCGACATAATCTGCAGGCGCAGCGCCTCGTTTTGCGGCTGGTCAATCAGCGCGGATAAAAGCGAACCATACTGGCGGCGCATCACCCTGGTGCCTACAGGGGTCAGCAGAATGTCACGCACCGATTGCCGGATATGATCGAGGTCGGTCAGCGTGCCGCCGGTTTCCCGGCTCATGCCGATATATTTTGCGGTTGTCATATCGGTTCCCCCGTCTGGCCGCCGCTGTCGCCAGGGTGTTTATGCTTATGCAAAACCTTGCCGTTTGAGGAAAGGCTGCCGCCGATATGCGTAACGTCGCCTTTCATTGTGCCGCCCTGGGTGACTTCCAGCTGCGCAGTTTTGAGCAGCGTTGTGCATTCCACTTCTGGTGAGTCGAACAGGATTTTTACCGCCGCTTTGATGGTTGCTGTCTGTATGCCGGTCGCGTTCAGCGCGCCGGTTTCCGGCTCGTACTCGATCACCGCGCCGTCAGGAAATGACCAGTGCAGTGCATCGGCCGAGGCAGACGGAGCCGGGTTGTCATCCGAGAAAATGCCCGGCAGTACAAAGCCGGTATCGAGTTCGCCGCCCAGGCACAGAACAAGAACCTGCTCACCCACTGACGGCGCATTCCAGGAGCGGGTTTTACCCGCGCGGGCGCTCAGCCAGTGCAGCCAGCCGGTTGTATTTTTTCCCGTATCGACACGACATAACCCGCCGTCGAGATTGACGGCCGACACGGTTCCGATGCGGATCAGGTTGCGCAGCAGGCGCTGAATTTCTGCGAGTTGTTCATTCATGCCGCAAGGTTGCTATGTTGCGGCACGATGTTCAAAGGAAGGTGGTTTGCTTATGCATCAGCGAACAGAGGGTGTTGAGGAGGGACTACTTAAACCACACGTCAGGCCTACGAATGTCCTTATGATTTATCAGGTACTCAATATCTTCGATGTGTTCACTGACTTTATTGAGCATCTCTGCCCTCACATTTCCCGGCAGACCATTTAAATCTGATATCACTTTTTTAAAATAACGAGGGTAGTCTTTATAGTTATAGTTGGGATAGTTCGCCACTTCAGTATTGTAATGATACCAGTTCCACTCGATGTCAGCTGAGGCTGCCGAAAGCTCATTTTTTTCTTCCTCGTTATAATTCACCTCATCTAAATCCATAACATCAAGTTTCTTCTTAATGCTGGAGCGATGAGTGTCAATTTGCTTTCTAATTTCCTGATGAATAGGTATTGACATATCAATTGCTGTTACGAGATACCATTCCTCTCTTACTCTTTCTATCTGTTCTGCACTTACATCCATGTCTTTAAGTTCTCTACTTATATTTTTTACAAATTCGTAGAGTTTTTGCCTTGGAACTACTTTGTCATATCTTCCAGCCTGAGATGCGCTTTGTATGGCAATTTCACTTACTGGTAACGAAATTCCCCTTAGACTTTCAAGAATTTTATCCGCCTCAGTAATTTTCTCTCTTAGTACCGCTGCAAGACCAAAAACATTGAACTGTTTGACTTCAAAACTAAAAAGCAGAATCAAAAGTATTCCTGTTGCGAAACAAGTAACACCGCCTGAAACATTGCCGAAGGTTGCATTACCAGCCCCAACGAACAAGAAAAAAACTCCCAGACCTCGTAAAAACTGATTCATGCTAACTTTTATTTTCACCGCGCCCCCCTTAATCGAAGACTCATTCTAAAGTGAACAGAATAACTTCCTCAATCATTATTAAGTCTTTCTCGCTTAGCCCTAATAACGGTCGGGCCTCATACTGCACTTTTTTCCCTTTTCGCGATGGCCGGTCGCGCAGTCCGTAATGATGCACGCGGGCCATTCGCTGCACGTTGCCCGCAAACTCGATAACGGCTTCATTCGGACTGGCCTGCGTTTTCATGTATTTAGCCGTGCGCAACTTTGCAAACATCGCTCGCTTTATCCGGCCCTTTTTGCTGCGCACCGGCTGCGTTTTTCGGGCTTTAAACGGCGTGCCGTCGGGTGCCTGCTGGCGTTTGATATTCTGCTGCTGACTCGCGCGCAGCTTGCGGCCAATGCTGCGCGCCATCTCTTTACGCGCCGGGGCTGACAGGCTGCTGATTAGCGCCTCCAGCCGGTCATTTACCAGCTGCAGCTCGCTCATGTCTGCAACTCGCTGACCAGCTCGCCCTTAACGTAAAGCTGCACCGGCCGGGCGTCATTCTCCGGTAGCGGGTTCTCGCCGACGTGGGTCACGTGCAGCCCGTCGTCGGCCTGCTTCACGATCACGCGCTCGCTCAGCTGCAGTTCAATGCTGATATCGCTGGCCGTATCGCTGATCACATCCGCCTGAAAGGTAAAGCCCGTCCGGCGCTTTTCCTCGCTTGCCATGATGTCGGGTTCATTCGTCCGAAGCCATGCCAGCAGCGGCACGATCAGCAGGTCGATATTCCCGGTGTAGTCGGTAATGACCATGTTAAGCCGGTACTGGTATTCAAACGACAGCGAGCTGGCAAGCGTCGAGACGATGCGCCCGCTGTCGATAAACACGTTCAGCGCGTCAGGGTTTCGCTGCAGCTCCGGCACGCTGTCGGTCAGCGCCTGGCGCAGTTGTTGAGGTTTCAGCATCGTGTTGTTCCTGGCAGTCTTTGATGATTTCGACCTGCAGCCCGCAGGCGGCGAGTGCGGCCTCAAGCTGGCGATTGTCCGCCGCCAGATCACCCGCCGTTTTAAGGCTGTTTCCCGGCAACGGGCAGCTTGTCACGCGCGGACACCCAATCCAGATAATCTCTGGCGCTGGCGAAGGCCGGACGGGCGTGCAGCCGGATAACATCGTCAGGCAGAGCAGCAGCAGACCAGTCACGCAGTCTCGGATTCGCATCAGTTTCTCTCTGTATGGTCATTTCACGGTTAAGCGCGGCCGTGCTGGCACGGCCCTGCATCAGCCGCAGCTCGGCCTCGCGCTTCTGGCTGGCCCTCGCATCCGCATCCAGCCTGGCTATCGCCCTGTCGCGGCTTTCGATACCGGCCGACAGCGTGCCGATAATGCGCTGCGCGCTGGTCAGATCGTCTCTGGCGACTTTCCACTGCCAGCCGGTCACGCCCAGCGCCAGCAGAGCCACCGCCAGAAGCAGAGCTATCAGGCGCGTCATTTGACACCCCGCAGGCAGTAGGCTGTTTCCGCAGCGCGGCGGTTTTCCAGCCCGCGATTTTTCACGCCCTTAACGAACACCCAGCGCCGCAGCTCATTACAGGCATCGAGCCAGTGCTGCAGCCTGATGTAACGGGCAAAGGTCGAGCTGCAGGCCGCGCGCACGCCGACGTTAAAGGCGAATGAAACGGCCGTGTCATAGACCGGCTGTGGCATCTCAGCCGACATACAGGCATCGATCCCGCGCTCGACGCGCATCACGTCATACACAAGATTGACCGCCGCCTGTCGCTCGCTGATCTGGCTTTGCGGCGTCACGCCCTCTGTGTGACCGATGCCGTTAGTCCAGACTCCGGCGCTGCACTGATAGGGCGAGGTGCGGCACCCCTCGGCGTTGGCGATAAGCGCAAGCCCGGCCTCGGACGTTTTCAGGGTTTTGAACTGCGGCAGCAGCGTGGCAATCGCCAGCACCGCTACCACGGCGCAGCGTTTAACGGTCTGGCTCAAGGCTCACCCCCCGCAGGCGCTGCAGCTCGTAGGTTTTACGGCGGTAATGCCAGTTGATAAAGAACGTCGCCACGTTAGTAATGAGCGTGATAACGGCCACGCCGGAACCGACCATAAAGGCGATATCCTGTGGCGTATGACGGCCGAACCACATCAGGATGAGGCCAATCAGGTAGTTGATCACAGAGCTGATTTTTTCCATTTTTAGTCCCACAGGTTGACGGTTTCACCTGCTGAAGATTCAGGCAGATCGGGCAGCGTTACCTCACAGCCGTGCGGCAGCACCGGCCCGCTTTCGGCCAGGCCCGGATTAGCCGCATAAACCAGCTCGACGGCCTGACCGGTTCGCCCGTAATAGCGCTGACAGATTTCATCAACGGTATCGCCCTGTTGCGCGTAAACGATCATCAGAGCAGATCCACAATGCAGCCAGGCTTACCGGCGATGCGGCTGATGCTGAATCGCGCATCGCGCCAGTATTCGTCGGCGCTCGCCTCGATTTCGCCCGCCTTTTTCGTGCCGCTGGCGTCATAGCCGCGATAACGCTCAACGATGGTGGCGGCGGTCAGCGCACTGACGGCGGCAAGGTAGGCCGTAATCTTTTCGCTCTCGCCGTCCAGCGATTCCGCAGGCACGTCGGCCAGCACCTTAAAGCCCGCCGCAATCTGCGCGGCGCGCCAGTCGTACAGCTCGGCGTTTACCTCAGAAATTGCCGTCTTCACGGCCAGGCGCAGGCGCTGCGCCGTGACCGTTCCCTCATAGCGCAGCGAATCGCGCAGCTGCTGCAGGTCAACGTCAGGCCAGAAAAACGTATTCTTTACCGGCGGCTCGGCAGCGTCTGCCGGTCGCG